AAGAGGCATACGAGGACTTATTAGCCTTTATTAAAAAGTATGAAAACAAATTAGACAAACCTGTATTTTTTAACCCAATCAATAACAATGACACAACAACAACAAATCTTGAACCACTTGCTTACGGGCAAGACCTTGACACCAATCCAGGCTCTAACCAAATATAATAGCCTGAGATTAGCAGCAGTAGTATTTGAATTAAAACGCAAAGGCTACAAAGTACGAACAGAATTAATTAACGTTGGTACGAAAAAACAAAGTAAATTAGTAGCTCAATATTCAATTAAAATCAAATGACACCAGAAGAAAAAGCAGTAGATTTGCTAAATAAGTATATGCTTAAAACTGATTGTTTAAGTGAAGCAAAAGAATTAGCAATAGCAGAAGTAGAAAAAACAATAAAATCTTCTTATGCTTACTCTTGCTCGGAGGCTTATGGCAGATTTATGGAAGACCCTTTTTTAACAGAGGTTATAGAAGAAATTGAAAAACTTTAAAAACAAATAAAATGACAGACAAAAAATGGAGTACAGGCGGTTGGAAAAACAGCACCGCAAAAGGAGAAGTAATTAATTTTACAATCAATGATGTAAAATACTCAATGTGGAAAAACGCTTATAAGACAGAAGATAAGCAGCCGGACTACAAAATTTACATTAATGATTTTAACCCTGAAAACAAAACTTATTCAAAACCAAAAGATGATACGGAAGGACTGCCGTTTTAATTATGCTAACTAGAAAAAGAGATATATCAATAAGACAGTTAAAGGAGCTTTATTATGCGCAACGCAACACACACTTGCAGCTTCATGAAATGATGCAGCAGTTAGGGTTGTTAGGCATAGAAGATAACGAGCCTTTGGGTTTAGACATTGGTGCAAGAACGATTGTCAAATTGGTAGACGAAGAGTTTGAGTGCGATGTTCTGGTAAAGGATAGGAGCTTGAAAACAACGTTCGGGCGCAAGGCTGCTGCTTATTTACTTAGAAGGTACACTAAGTTGAGCCTTAAAGAGATAAGCCAGTACACAGGCACTAGCGACCACACGACTGCTATCCATAACATAAAACAAGCGAATAACCTAATTGAAACTGAGGATTGGTTTAAAACAAAGCTAAAAAAACTTTGTATAAAATTAGAACTTAAAGAGATTTAGTGTATATTTGCAGATATAAAAGACACATAGACGAACTGCGAACCGCCTATGTGTTTAGTGGTTAAATAATAATAACCCTGATAGTTCGCAGCTATCGGGGTTTATTTTTTTATGGCAAAAGACCCAGCATTTTTATTTTATCCCGGCGACTATGTTAGTGGCACTATGGGAATGACATTTGAGGAAAAAGGAGCATATATGGATTTGCTTATGCTTCAATTCAATCGAGGGCATATGAACACTCATATGATACAACATACGGTTGGTCACTTGTGGGAGCAAGTGAAATGCAAGTTTATACAAGATGATGAAGGTTTATGGTACAATGTCAGGCTTGATGTTGAGAAGGAAAAGCGTAAAACCTTTACAGAATCAAGGCGAAACAATATAAAACCTAAAAACAAACCAAAAGATGAACCCTCATATGAAACGCATATGCAACCTCATATGAATCCTCATATGGAAAATGTAAATGAAAATATAAATATAGATATAATTAATAATAAAAGTAAGTGTAGTTTTGAAGAGGTTTACGAATATATGGCAATACGAATAGGAGCAGAACAGGCAAAGGTAGAAGCAGAAAAATTTGTAAATTACTACACGAGCAATGGGTGGAGAGTAGGTAAGAACCCTATGAAAAGTTGGCAACACGCAGTAAATAATTGGATAACAAACGCTAAACAATATGCAAAAGGAACTTCAAATAATCAACGAAAACTTGATAAGCACGAACTCGAAAACCTTAAAAACTACAACTTTATCTACTCTACTTCCTACGGAGCAGGAGATTATGACCGCATTTTCGGGGGAGAGAGTCCGGAATCTAAACTCTATCATATTTAACCAAAACCTTATTTATTTGATGCAGCTTGTAGGCATTAACAATCCGGGCGAAGTTAAGTTAGCAATTTTAGAGGATTGGATAAGAACTCAATACGGAGGGTTTACAATAAATGAGGTTAAAGTAGCGTTTAAGCAAATGGTAGCTAATGACTTCATAGACCATTACCAAAATTTTAGCCCGGCTTATTTTAGTCAGGTTATGGATAGATACAAGAAAAAAGCAAACGAAGTACGCAAAATGATACCACAGGAACGAGAACAAGCAATACCACATTTGACTGATTTAGAGATAATTGATTACAGTTATCAGGAATATAGGGTTCTAGAAAATAGAACTTTTGACAGATTGTTTAACCCTTTATCCGTATTTACAAAGCTGCATAATTCTGGCATTAAGACTTGGACCAAAGAAGACGGAGCAGTTGCTAAAAAGAAACTAATGGAAATCATTACATACAAGGCTAATAAAATGGATATAATTAGCGCAAAACAGTACAGAGATGAATGGACTGAACAATGGTTAAAGAACCAAGCCAGAGCCGTAGCAGTAGCTTTATTTTTTGAGGAACAAATTTTACAAAACAAAACCACATTCAAATGAGACACGGAAGTTTGTTTAGCGGAATAGGTGGCTTTGATTTAGCAGCCGAATGGTGCGGTTGGGAAAACGTATTTCATTGTGAATGGAATTTTTTCGGACAAAAAGTATTAAAACATCACTTCCCAAAATCAATATCATACAATGACATTACCAAAACAGACTTCTCTATTCACAGAGGAGCAATCGACATCCTTAGTGGAGGTTTCCCATGCCAACCCTATTCAAGTGCAGGAAAGCGACTTGGCAAAGAAGATGAGAGACATCTCTGGCCGGAAATGCTTAGAGCAATTCGGGAAATTCAACCGAGTTGGGTTGTGGGCGAAAATGTTCGCGGACTTACTAATTGGAACGGGGGATTGGTATTCGACGAAGTGCAGTCTGACTTGGAAATTGAAGGCTACGAAGTCCTCCCGTTTTTACTTCCAGCTTGTGCCGTTGGCGCACCACACAGACGAGACCGAATCTGGTTTATTGCCCACTCCGACACTTCAAGAGTTTACAAACAGTACATTCCCACCAAGTCAAATGAAAAGGCTACACATTGTAGGCTATCTTTTGAGAAAAGGGATTTCTCCGCATTCCCTTCTCAACCCCCAATACTTAGAAGAGATGATGGGATTTCCCAAAGATTGGACTTTAAAACCTTTTCTAAATGGAGAAACCAATCAATCAAAGCCTACGGAAATGCAATAGTGCCACAGGTAGCTTATCAAATTTTCAAAAGTATTTTACAATATCAAAAAGTTTAGTATATTTTTGCTTTATGACCGCAAACGAATTAACCAAAGAAGCAATAAAGACCTTAAATAAAAACGGGTGCTTTGTATGGCGCAATAACAATCTAGCGGTTAGAGGCAGAACGTTTATAGGACTTAAAGGAGTTCCAGATGTAGTAGGCTTCCACACACAAACAGGAGTAGCAGTATATTGCGAAACAAAAGCAATAGGCGATAAGTTAAGCAGCTACCAAATAGCTTTTTTAAACTTAGCAAAGACGGCAAATTGTTTTTGTTACATAGCAACCGAAGACAACGGCAAACTAACCTTAAAAGAATATGAACAAGAATAGCATCATATTAGAACTTTGGGAAAGCCGAGAACTTAAGGAAGCAATAGATAAGATGCAGCCTGAAGATTTACGAGAAGATTTAAGAAGCGAACTATTTAAGGTGCTATGCGAAATGGACGAGGAACGTTTAATTGATATGCGCACCCGGAACGTATTAAAGTTCTACTTAGTTAGAACTATGATTAATATGATGCAAAGTAATACAAGCCAATTTTATAGAACATACCGAAAGCCTTTAGAGGTTGAATTAATAGTACACGATAGGGACGAAGATTTACTTAACAAAGTAGAAGACGAACTATCCAAGATGCACTGGTATAAAGCGGAACTATTACGAGTGTATGCTATTAAGCACAACTGCAACGCTAAAGAATTAAGCAGGGTAACAGGCATACCTTATATGTCAATACATAGGGAACTTAAATTAACTAAACGAGAACTTAAAAAACAATTACGCAAATGATAATTATAGCAGCAATATGCTTTGCAATATTCTTTGTAGAGATACACCAATTTCATAGAAAATGGTATTTAGATTTTAAGCCTTTTAGTTGCACGAGTTGTTTAGCAGCTTGGACAGGTTTGATTTTATATTTACTACCTGCAATATGTACTGACAT